CGCCGACTAGCTATGTGAAAAAAGAGCCACTTGGTATACCGTGGTCCTTAAGTAGGATCGTCCCGTTAGGTAACATGATCTTGCTTTTGATGAACTATTGTTTAACCCATCTCCACACATTCTTTTGGCACTCCTCGACCACATAACGTGGTTCTCCTCGAATAGTACGATGACTAAAATCAAGATGATCTTCAATCAGGTCGAAAGCTGTTTCTAGTAGCCAAGCAGGAATATAGGCATCATACGATGACCAATCCAACGTGACTGTTGAAAATTACTCTGATTCGATATCTCGATTAAGAATTCGATTAAGTCTGTACATTGCGCTTTCTCCAAAATGCATTGGAAATCCAATTCGCTTGTACAATTCATACAGCGGTCTAGCAAATATGCCTTCGATCAATAAAGTCTCGAAAGGCTGAACCCACACTGGTCGAACTTTGTACTTTTCCATTGTTGAAAGATGTCCTCGAAAGGCCAACTTAAATGGAGGCTAATATATTTTGTAACCGTACTTTAGTCGATGGTGCATGTTCATTGCCATTTGAAAAGCTGTTTCTTACACTTATCCCTTTTTCTATCCTGGAAACGAAAAACCTGCAGCTGATTGCATGTTTTCGAAATTTTCGATGACTTCCTGCAGCGATGAAAGCGGTATTTTGCCATTTTGCAATAACCTGCCTCTCACATTGCTAACGCATTTGAGCCATTGCTGTTCGTCTTTACCTTTGAAGATGTACTATTGTTATGGTTCTGAAAATTTGAGAAGGTTGTAAACGCCTACCCGAATGTCAACCATTTTTGTATGCCCTGCGAGCTATTCGTACATTTCGTAATCGAACTTCTTTAACGCTTTGCGAACAAAAGGATCTGTGTTCATTTGACTTGAAGAGTAAATATTGTACTTGTAACCATACTGGTCTTGACAAGTGTTCAGACTGTTTTGGACTAAGTTAGTAACTTCATCCATTGAGTAATTAAATTTAAGGTAATCAACCATTGGTTCTCT